GGCCATCATTCTCCGCCTTCTTGAACTCCCGGATGATGAATTGTTCATCGACTGATGCGTTTAAATTGGGGTTGCTAACATAGAACATCTTCGGGTCCAGATGCTTCTTCTCTTTCAGGATGGAATCGGGAAATTCGTAAATGACAGGCAGAAAATGCGGGTCATCGATCTTGCCGTCACGGACGCCCCGGGCATAGTCCAGTTTTTGCTTGAATACGCCCGCCGGGGCTTCATCTGACTGCGTGGACAGGTAGATAATAAAGCCCTCTGGACGGGATGCCAGCCCGCCCGTTGCCTCCCGGAGCATGTTCTCCGCATTCGGGCGCTTGCCAAAGAGCCATAATTCATCGATCAATATCCCCGTTGCCTTCTTGCCGCCGACGGTCTCATTATCCGCCGCAACAACTTTCAAGACGGCGCCGGTTGTCCTGTGCGTGATTTGACGGTAGTGCTCCTGCACCAGCATCAAATCTGAAAGCTCAGGATCGGCCCGCACCATGTCACGGGCGGGTAGGAATGAGTTCGACGCGATTTCGATTGTAGGAGAGAGGATCAGAAATTCAGCCGACTCGCGCCAGTTGCGAATCAAACAGGTAAGCATCAAGGCGGCTGCCAGGGTGCTCTTGCTATTTTTCTTTGCCACAAAAAGGAAGTATTCGGAGATAAGCCGCCGCCCGGATTCCTTGTCATACGATCCGAAAACGGCACTCACGAAGTCAAATATCCATTGACGGCCCGCCTCCCCCAATGTTGGCTTATTGAGCACGTCCACAAGGCGCAGTATTTTGAATATGGAAAGCCCCTCATCGGCCTCTTGCGAAAATATGGGAGGAGGGATAAGCGATTCACGGTTAATTATTTTTGATTCCCATGATGGGCAAGCAGTGCTCCACACCGGTTGACTCATAATATCTTATGCCCCTTTGAGAGATTATCCCTGGCCCATAATGGTTGTAGGTTAGAAAGCGACCAGCATTCCTTAAAGGCCGGATCATCTGTGCTTTGTGGCTTGAAATAATTTATAGGGATTTTATGATCCAAATGAATTTCACCCTTTAAAAATTTATCCCAAGTCATTCCTTCAGAAAACTGGCTCTCGATATGCTGCCGCAATTCGTCCACCGTAAAGCCAAGGATGTCTTTCATTTTCCCGTCTTTCTTTTTATTGAATCGCAGTGTTCTCCGTATCAATGCACCTACCCGGTGAGTAAGAGTGTAAGAAAGGTCGCTGCCATACAATCTATGGAATCTTTCTCTCGCTCCCGGCCTTCTCTTTTCGTTCAATATATCCCTGTTTTCATCCCGGTTTGCTTGCATCCGCCTTAGATTTCTATCGCGATTTTTCCAGTGCCGTTCTATTGCCCATGCGCGTTGCTTTTCTACGGTCCTGGCATAATATTCACGGTGTTCAGCCAGTAAACGATCTTTGTTTTTGGCATAGAACTCCCTCTTTTTGGCTGTTATCTCCTCATTGCGGGCGGCATTGTCCTTTGCCCGGCAAGTCCTACACACCGAACGCCTTCCGTCTGGTGACCGCTTGTAGGCATGATAAAACTCGGCTGTTGCTGGTTTAAATTCACCACATTTTGTGCATTTCTTAAATATCCCTGACCGTTCAACCGTTTTCCGTGTCTTTCTTAATGAGTTTCCGTTCCCGGTCCCAATAGGGAGACTTACACTTTGGACACACTCTAACGGCTGCTGCATTTTTGCTTGCCCATTCATGGTTGCACCTCTTGCACTTCAAGATTTTTATTGGCATATTTATACCCCTTTCTTGACTGCAAGTATAATACTAATAATAATATATTGTCAAGGTTTATTTTCTCCACCCACCACCTTCAACGTCGGGGGCTTCCCAGCCGCAAACTTACCCGCGCCCGCCCGCCGCGCCGCCTCGTTTTTCTCGTCCTTCTTGCCCTGCTTCTCCCCTACCCGCGCCGTTGTGTAGGGCAGTAGCGCAATAGCCATCCGGGCATATCAACAATGCGTAGCGCGCTAAATACCTCCCATGCTCTGTCCGCATAGTCTGGAAACAGCGGCGGGAAGGTGATTAGGGATTCACCGGCGATGACGCGGCGTTCCCAGTCTGGACAGGCGGTACTCAAGTTCATGTTTTCACCCATTTCCCATCTACAATTTTACCCAACCTTCCGTTTTCTCGCTCTAAATGATCTTCAATTAATTGCTCGAAAACGGGGCTTAAATCCCTTTCATCGGCATACGGACATTCTTCGGACATAATAATCGTAAGTGCATCATAATGGCCCTGGCTTAAACTGATTTTAAATTTTTTCATTTCCCCACCACCTTCAGAGTCGGCGGCGCACTCGGGCGGAACCGGCCTTCACCGGCAGCCTTCGCACGCTCCGCCTTCTCGTCCTTCTTGCCGGTTCCTGCCTCACCTTTGCGTGCATGGACGAACGGAGCCGCCGCGATTGCCATCCGGTCGCGCCTGTCCTTCTCAACAGTCGGATCGTTCATCACCCGAAGCATGTATGTCAAAGGATCAAGGTTCTCTGCTGCCGCTTCGTCCTTTATGTCATTCGGGATGCCCTTCGGAGCTTTCGGCTTCCGGCTTCCCCTCGGTGCATACTTCGTCCCTTTCGGCGGGCCGCTGCCCGGCCTATAACCCCCGCGTGCCATCTCCAATCCCCCCCGCTTCGACCTCAATCAAGACCATATTGTTTTTCCATTTCAAGACGTTGACATCCTCAGGAATGAGCGAATTGTCAATGTCCACCGTTACCCTAACGCATTCATCCGCCGTCGTTTGAACCTTCACCACTTGCCCCCTTACCTGTTCCATTTTTAGCCTCCTAAAGTTCAAAACCGGAAATTAATTGTCCGCATAGCTCCGGACGCGATTTCCCGGCCTTCAGCTTTCCAAAGATTTAACCCGCCCCTCCCCGCTCGCGTTCCTCCTGTTCTGTTTTCGCACGGTGGCAATCCTTACATAGCCACCACCGATTTTCATCTGATTCACACCCTCCCATATGCAATGGCGTCTTATGATCGACCTCTCCATCATGGGGACCAGTCACCCTATGGCACATCCGGCAGGTGTACTCATCCCTCAGCCCTATCCGTTCCCGGATCTTCCGGAGCTTCCCACCCCTGATCCTCTCGACAGCGACAGGTGCGCCGCTCCGCGTGTCCAGCGTCATAACCTTGCGCTCTATGGATGCCAGCTTGCTCATGTTCTCTTCCTCCGACCGCCCCCCCCGTCACCTCGTCCTCCCGTTCCGAATCCGCGACGCGATGAGCGTCAGCACACCGGCCGCGGCGAGGCACAGCCAGAACCCGGCGCCCATGTTGTCGATATAGTCTGCTGCCATCCTGATAGGCGCGCCGAGATAGTCCATGATGAACCGCCATAAACCATAGAGCGCGAAGGTAAGCATGAGCATACCGGATAGTAGGTTACGGGGCTTCATATAACCTCACGTATCTCATCAATGACGGCATCCGGGCATGAAACCAAAACCCATGTCGGCACACGGATGATTTTGTAGCCCATGCGCCTCAGATACCTGTCTCGCTTTTCATCGTAGATTTTGTTATGTTGTGGACCGTCAATCTCGACGATGATTTCCCCTTTGATGAGATAGTCGGCGCGATAAGGTCCTATCTTTACTTGGAATTTGAAAGGAATCCCATGACTGCTAAGAGATTCATAAAAGATCATTTCGATCTTGCTGTCCGCTTTTTCCAATGCCTCAAGGTTAAAGCATTCCCTAAAGCTCTTTGGTTCATTCTGTCTCGCGTAATACTGTAATGATTTTATGCGGATTTGGTTCTGATACGCCGACACGATCTCGATTTTCGTGCATCCATCTGCAGCCATCTTTTCAATCATTGGCGTAAAAGACTCTATGACACTACTGTGTAGTTTTTTCGTAATCTCTTGCATTATAGTTACCATCCTCAACGGCAATAATCTTTTGGCAATATCCCCATGGATCTTTTGGCTTTGCTATGTAGCAGCGTGTTAGGACATGCAGCACTCCTCTGCCGTTGCTCTTTTTCTTGATCGCCTTGTTTTTAAATGCGTGTACTTCCGGGAATATCTTTTCCTCATAGAGCCTTGCACATACCTGCTGGATGTACTCTTCTATTTTTGGATCGGATGATTCCTGGATTTCTTCTTTGGAGGGTAAAATGAAGGGCGCGTCAGCGGGCCTTATATTCTCTTCTCTTAACTTCTCTTCTCTTATATTAGGGTGGAGTTCTGCCGGACCTACTCCGGACTTACTCCGGACCTTTGACGGTTGTGGTGCGGGGATTTTTGACGGTGCCTCTCTATCCTTGCGTAAATTCTTTTGATTTTCCTCAAACCTTGTTATTTCGAGAAACTGTTTTGCTTCTTCGTCTGCCGAATAGAGGATAATCAGTCCGATTTTGTGCAGTTCCTGGAGCACACTGTTGATAACTCCCGGTGTGATGTGGTCCAGGAGAGGGGCAATGTCCGCTTTCAGGAGACGCGGATCTGCCTCCATCCGACCCTCAACATCGGTATATGGAATCAACCATGAATAGATCATCCTGGCCGTATCCGACGACAGGGCGGCGATCTTATTCGACCGCGTCACCCTCTTTGACAGCATCCTCCCGTCAGCCATAACCCTACCTCAATAAAAACCTGTCTTGCAGCCCGAGCCCCTCGATCACGTCGTCCACGGAGCGGGCCACGAAGGCCAGCCCACCTGCCTTATTGATCCTGTCGATAAACTCTTTTTGGTAGTCTGACACAATGCCTTTTTCCGCTTTGATTTCAATGCCTACGAGCCGACCCTTAAAGCAGCATATCAGGTCGGGGACACCGGGGGTTGACATCGGCCCTCCCCATACTTTCCAGTGGAAGATGCCGAGACTTCGAAGCAGTTGCCGGATCGCTCTCGTGAGCTGTGCTTCCGCCGTCGGCGGCTTCCTCTGCCATCGCATCAGATCGCCCCCGCGT